TCGTATGCCTTGCAACCTGCCCCGAATGCGAGTGAACCGGCAAGCAGGTAAACCCATGCGCGCAGATGCCAGGGCAGGTCCTCAAACTCGCAACTGATCACGCGCCACATTCTGCACACTCCTGCGACAGCAAGGGCGGGTAGCACGCTGGGCGGCGGAACGGCCCCGCGTCTGAAGTGGGGAATATGCCGGATACTTTGTCTACCGGCACGCGCACGCTGCCTATGCCGGACCATGCGCCTAAACAGGACTTCGGCTGCGGAGCCGACAGCGCGGACACACAACAGAGGGCGCCATCCGGGCGGACCGCTACCACACGGAGGATAACCGGCCCGCTCGCCGAAGGCAAGCGGACCGACACACACTGACCGATCACGGGGCTAGAAGTCATTGGAATAGCTCCTGTCGGCACGGCCATAATACTCGGGGCTCTCTACGGCCGCCACAAGATCGGCATAAGCGGAGCTGCCCAGCGCCATGAGGCTGTGGGCCAGCCCTCTGGCGTAGGCTCTGGAGCACGCGGCGGATGCGCCGCCATCGTTTACGATTGTGACCTTCAGGTCGAGGTACTCGAGCAGGGCGCGCGTTACCCACTCTCCGGCCATTTGCCAACACCATCCGGCGGGCTCGTGATACTGGAATTGCAGTGGCATGGTCTGTCTCCTCTCGGGGTTCTACCCCGTGTCTCTAAGGACTTCTTCGTCACGGGCTGGACAGTGTCCTGCTTGTCGACCGAGGTTTTTTCAGTTTTTTTTGGGCGTCCGCCTGGCTCGTTTCACGTGAAACAAGTTCACGTCAAATGGCTGTGAACGCGCGTTCACGTTCAATTATGGTGAACACCGCGCGCGCTCCGCGACAACAACCTGGAAGGTTCCGGCTCCCTTCCCGTGACGCAGTCACCCAGTCAAAATCGTGACGCAGTCACACCTTACTCCGGCTCCCTTCTCTACATTCCCTTATCGCGTAGCGACTCGATGACATGCACACGTGAGCGACTATCGTGTTCCCAGCCGGAGCGCGCGTACATACCGCGCGGAGGCGCCTGGGAACACGAAGGAGCGTGCTTCGCCAAACCACCTTGCAAGGCAATACCCACCAAGGATGAGACCAAGCCCCGCGAACAACGCGCCATACCCTCGCACTCTCATATACTGCGATAACCTGAATCCCGAACCGGCGTTCGATTTGAAATTGCGCACGGAGGCTGAGGCAAGGGCCCCGCGAAAGTGGGGCCCGACCTACCAAGAATTGTATAGCATTGACACGGCTCATCGAGCGTGGTAAACTGGACAACGGTGCATTGGTCTGTACTCTGCTGGGGCGTCGATCGCAAGGTCGGCGCCCTCGCTGTCACTAGGCTACATCGCTATTGAGCTCACACAGCACGGCCAGAAGCTCCTCATCACTTAGAATCACCGTGCAGGCCGGTAGCCGAAGGCACTGGCCGGACGCGTCGCCCATCGTTGCCCCGATATACACGGGCTGAGTCCTCATCACCTTGCCAACGGGAACACCGCTAACCTGGACCTCCAAAAACGGACCTGACCGGAACACCGTGACGCTGGGTTGAGTCGTCGCGTCACTGCCGGCGGCACGGTCAAAGACCGCCCTCCGGCGCGCATAGATACCTGATACCATTGCATTGCCCTCCTATTACATGCGTAAAAGTAGTTTTTTTGCTACACCACCAGACTACTACCTAACCTCGTAAATGTCAAGTTCAGGTGCTTCAAACCGTTACGTGATGAGGCTTAAGGTAGCGGATTCTCCTGCTAGCAAAAACACTACTTTCCTCACGCGTATAAAGATGGGGTGTGCAAATCGACTGGGCCGAGGCCGCCTGCGGCCTCGGCCCTCCACGGACCCGTCGCGAAGATCCCCGCCCCCTTGAAAAACAGGGCGGCACCATCGGACCGGTCTAGTACTATGTGGCGGTACTCCACTGAGGCTGGCGCGCGCTGATGTGCTATCATCATCGACATCAGCGCGCGCCAGCCGGGGCAGCGAGCCTGCGCGCCGTCGCCACGCCATTATCATTGGTGGCCTGACGGCGCGCAGGCGAGCGGTCGCGTGGCACTGTGGTTTCGGGTAGTTTTCCAGATCAGTCCGAAAATTGAAGCTGGCCCGGGTTTCATTCTCCGAATCAGCCCTCCGCCGAGCAAGTGGCCTGGTTCGTGGCACTCAGCTTCGCACTGAATACCGTGAGTATCTATATTCTCTTCTTCTTCCCTCCGTGATGCAGGTAACAGACGCGGAACATTGGCATCAACGCTTTGCCGGCGGTCCCCGCGCCAACAGCGGCCCGAGGCACGAGGGCCGCAATCTGGGCGGGGGTGGGCAGGGGCTCGGGGGCAGCGGAGCAAGCGCGAATCCCGAGCGTAGCGAGCGCGCGCCCGCCAGGGTTAGGAGCAAGGCGCACTGATTTCGCGCCGCTGCGACTTTGCCCGAGGCACGAGGGCAATGACAGGCAGAGAGAGGGACAACGAGGCACGAGGAGGCCCGAACGGCCCGAGGGGTAGGGAAGGAGGCACGACGACCCTACCCGAGCCGCGAGAGCGCGCAGAACGCGAGCACGGGCGGCAACCAACGGGCGCCGCGGCTGCCTACCGCCGAAGGCGGGGGCGCCCCCGCGGGCCGCCGAGTGCCACCCGACGAAGGAGGATGGCCGAGGCGGCCCGATACCGTTACGGCCCGACGAGGGCGGCGCGCCGTGGCGAAGCAACACGAGCGAGCGCCGCCCGAGGAGGGCCGACCCAGCTACCAAGTTGCCACTCACTAACTACGTAGAATCGTTGTTGTCGGTTGAGACGGTCTCCACGGTGGTTTCATAGCGCGCCTGGTGCCCGATGCGTAGCGTAAGCGGAGCAGAGCAGGCACGGCGCGCGGTCTAGTTGAAGCTGTCACGATAGGTCCCTTCCGTTCTGGTTCTGTGATGACGACAAGCTGACTGCCGAGTGGCCGCGCGCCCGACGCGTAGCGTTCCCTTCAGCGAAGCAGAGGGCGCGCGGCCACGAGGCACAGTGCAGCTACCACAACAAGTCCCTTCCGTTCCCTTCCCTCCGTCGTTTTTGAATGGTGATTCAAAAACACGGTGATACCAAGCAATCAAGCTGCCGGCTACTACAGTGGCATCGTCGTTGAATCAAGCACAACATACATAGACCGCCGAACCGAGCCGCGCGGAAGCGCGGCGAGGTTCGGCGGCGATTTTGAACAAGCACAATGTTCCCGTCACTGTTTCACCATAGAATGAGGTGACAAAGCGGCGAGGCTGGCTGGCTGCTGGAGCATCGTTCCCTTCGAGCGGAAGCAGCCAGCCAGCCGAAGCCGCGGTTGACACGGTGGTCACGGTCGTTGTCGTTCCGGTGCAGTCTATCAGATAGGCACGGTGGTTACAGTCGTTGAAGTTGGCGTTAGGATAGAGGAACCGTCGTTGAAAGAAGATATGATGATGCGTGTTTTGAAGAAGAAGAAAGCCTATAAGCGAGTGCCCCCGCGCGCATCGTGGCATTTCTGCTGGTGGTGTTGTATAGTGTAGGTATGGAATCATTGAGCATATTCCGCAGGGCTGAGTTGGAGCGCAGGATTGCGGCGGGGATATCTGACGGGGCTTCCGAGGAGGAGTTAAGTGAGTTGGTGGGGCTTCCTCGGAGGAGTGTCGAGGGTGTCATCGAGTGTTTGACGGCGCGTGTGCAGTCTGAGGCTGGCGAGATTGCTCGGATTCATGCGATTCGTCAGACTGGGCAGTTAACGGCATTGTATTCGGACGCGTTGCGGGAATGGGAATCGACTCGTGACCCGAGGTATGCGGAGATAATGCGTGGTGTGCTTGCTGACGTGCGCAAGATTTGGGGTGTAGAGGCTCCTCAGCGGTTGTTGTTGGGTGTTGGTGAGGTATCGGAGGGGGGTGTATTGGGTGGGATTCTCGGGCGGCTCAGCGAATCGGAGCTTGAGGTCCTTGACGGGATCTTCCGAGTTGGCGAATGTGACGAGGGAGCAGGTGAAGATGGCGCGTGCTTACCATCGTCTGAAGGAGTATGCGAAGTTGGTGAGTCCTTTTGTGTGGGTCGAGGGTCGACACATTGATCTGATCTGCGCGAAGTTGGAGGCGGTGGAGCGGTTGGATGTGCGACGGTTGATCATCAACATCCCGCCTGGGTATGCGAAGTCATATTTGTGCAGCAGATGTTTTCCGGCTTGGTGTCTGATGCGGAACCCGAGTGCTGAGATTTTGCTCACCAGTTACGGTGACGATCTAATCAGGGAACACTCGGCTGCTGCACGTCAATTCTACTCGTATTGGTCTCCGAAGATCACTGGCCGGGTGGTATCGACTGAGTCGAAGGCTGTCGATCGGTGGCTGGTGGATGCTGGTCCGGCTGTGGTTGGTGGTGGTGTGCGTGCTGTGGGGATAATGTCTGCTGTGACTGGCCGGCGTGCGAACTACGCGGTGATAGACGATCCGTATAAGAATTGGCAGGAGGCGAGTTCGGTGGCTGTGCGCGACACTGTCGACGCGAACTACATGTCTGCGGTGCGGACTAGGCTTCTTCCTGGCGGTGCTATCGTGCTGATTCATAATCGGTGGGATAAGGATGATCAGACTGGCCGGCTGGTGTCTCGGATGAAGGATGGGGTGGGTGAGGAGTGGGAGGTTTTGAGCCTTCCGGCGAGGTCGTTGGGTGATGACGATCCGCTCGGTCGGCCTGAGGGGGCGCCTTTGTGGCCTGAGTTCTACTCTGAGGAGGAGTTGCAGGCTCAGGAGTTGGCTATGAGCAGTGGTCCTGTCAATTTTTGGCAGGCGCTTCATCAGCAGGAGCCTGAGTCGTCTGGTGGTCGGGTATTTCGTCGCGAGTGGTTCCGGTATTTCTGGGTTGAGGACACGTATTACGTCCTTGGCGGCCTCGACGGCGAGGTTCGTTACCAGAAGGCTGAGGTGTTCGTGTTTCAGACTGTCGACGTTAACGGGTCGTCGTCTCAGAGGGCGGATTACTTCGTTATCTCGACGTGGGGGCTGTGTCCTGGATCTGAGTTGATTCTTCTCGACGTGTTCCGTCGTCAGTTGGGGGTTGAGGACCATCTGGGGGCTTTGCGTGACGCTTTCGCGTTGTGGTCACCGGGGTGTCAGTATGTTGAGAACAAGACTTTTGGGACGAATTTGGTGGCTTCGGCTGCGGCCGACGGGCTTCCGGTGTATCCTGTGCCGGCTGAAAATGACAAGATCACTCGGGCTACAACTATTCTGGCTCGTTACAAGTGCGGGAAGGTGTTTCACCGGAAGAATGGGGAATATCTACCTGTTGTCGAGCATGAGCTCTTGGAGTTTCCCGGGCGTCACGATGACTTCGTTGACACGGCGAGCATCGCGGGCATACAATCGGTGATGATGTATGGGGGGTCTGGTGGCGGGATGCCTGCCGTGGGAGGGTCTAAGCGTGAAGGTGCCAGTTTGGGTGAAGTCGGTCTTTGGTCGTGATCGGTCTGTCCCTCCGAAGGGGGATGTGCCGGCTCCTGATCTGATCGGCGCGTTCGGGCGATATGACAATCCCGATGCGCTGGCTGCGAGTAAGGGCTTGGAGCTTTACGATCGGATGCAGGAGGATGGGCAGGTCAAGGCGTGCCTGTCTATCAAGAAGTCGGCTGTGCTGTCGCGCGGGTGGAAGGTGGAGTCTGACGAGGGCACGTCTAGTGACGTCGTCGAGTTCTGCCGGTGGGCGCTGGAGGCTATCGACGGTTCCATGCTCACGGTGCTGTGGAACGTCTGTGATGCCATTGCGAAGGGTTACTCTATTCAGAGCTTGGTCTGGGATGTGTGCAAGTCCGGCGAGTGGTCCGGTAAGTGGTATCTGAGCTACATCAAGCCTATGGACCCTTCGCATTGGGGCTTCGATGTCGACGCGTACAAAAACGTCGTGGCTTTGCGTGAGCTTGTCTCTGACAAGACTGTCGATCGGTCGCGGTTCGTTGTGTACACCTACCATCCCGAGTACGGCAATCCGTATGGCCACTCTGATCTGACGGCTGCTTATCGGAATTGGTGGTCTAAGGATTTCCTCGTTCGCTTCTGGAATCTCTACCTCGAAAAATACGGCTCTCCTACTGCGAAGGGCTCTTACAAGCGTGGCACTCCTTTGGCTGCCCAGCAGGAGTTTCTGCGTGTTCTCTCGGCTATTCAACAGCAGAGTGCCGTGGTGATTCCTGACGATTGCGCCGTGGAGCTTCTTGAGACCATCCGGCAGGGCGACGTTGGCTACAGGTTGGCGGTGGGGTTCCACGATAAGGAGATTGCGAAGGCGATTCTCAATATGACGCTGATTACTGACACTGACAACAACGGCGTCGGGTCGTTCGCGATGGCGAAGGTGCACCTGGACGTCTTGCACATGTGTCTTATGACGCTGAAGCGTGATCTGGAGGAGACTGTCGTTCGCGAACAGATTTTGCGGCCACTGGTGCGGTATAACTTCGGGGCCGACGCTGCTGTGCCTCTGTTCACGCTTGGGCCGATGGAGGACCGCGAGATAGGGGTCTTGTCGAAGGTGGTCTCGGAAATGATCACTGCCGGCGTCCTAAAGCCTGACGATCCTTGGATTCGGACGTTCCTTGGGTTGGAGGGCGCTGGGCCGGCGCCGGCGCGCGGGATTGTGCCGTCCGTGACGCGGCAACATGACGGCCCCGTCGGGAATGGCAACGATGTGCGTGTAAAGGTGGCTCCCTGATGGCTATTACTGTTGCGCGGAATGATATCAAGCGGCGGCTTCAGTTGCCTGCTGGCACGGTTTCTTGCACTATGGCGAATAGTGGCGATACCGTGACGGCGCTTCTGCATGGCCTTGCGGTCGGTGATGTTATCGAGTTCACCGGAACGACTGGCGGGGTTACGGCCTCGACTCCGTACTGGGTGTCTGGTGTCACTAATCCGGATGTGTTTCAGTTCTCGGCTACTCGTGGCGGTGGTGCTTTCGCGATTACTGGTGATGGCGCGAACGCGTATTCCGTGCGTACTGCGTATGATGCCGATCTGGATTCGATGATTACGGAGATCAAGGAGGGGCTGGAAGCTACTCTGGATTCTACGGCGAAGTCGACGTACGAGGCGGCTTGCGAGTACGGGATAATCGAGGTGATTGCCGGCGAGTTCCTGAACGCGTTGCGGCGTGTGCCGGGCTGGGCTGAGGCGGTGACTGCTGGCGGCGTCGCGGTCGGTGGCGTTCCTGAGAGTGGGGATCCGTTGATCGCGCGCGGTCTGGCTGTTCTTGCTCCTTTCACCGTCAACGGTTATGCCGGTGGTCTTGCCGTGAAGTCCGAAGATGCCTTGAAGAAGGCTTTGGCTGAGGCTCGGGATGATCACGCTGTTACGATGGCGGCTGCGGAAAATGCGAAGGCTGTGGCTGATGCGGATTTGGTGGAGGCTCAAGCTCTCGTGGAGGCGGCTAAGGTCGCGAAGGTGACTGCCGATACGGGCATGTCGACCGCGGCGGCGGCTGATTATCAGGGCCGGGCTGATTTGAACGCTCAGCGGTTGGCGAGGATGGTTATCGAGGATGCGTCCCTCGCTGCTGATGTGGCTCTCGGATCGTCGGACCCGTCCGGCGGTGTTTTCGATATCGACGCTGACGAGTATGCTGTGCATGGGGCTGATGCGGGGGCTTATGACAGTGATAGCTGAGAGGTATAAGACTGCCGTGACGGCGATTGGCGAGACCCTTACGTTCTCTCAACTGGCCGGTGGTGGCGCCGGCTCGGCTGTGTGCGTTGTTCAGGTTCTCGACAGTGGCACTATGCGGACTATGCTGGATGATACTGAGGTCCTTGGGCTTGCGCGCCCGTCGCTCAAGTTCTTTGCGGCTGCCGACAGTGGCATAATCGTTGATGACGTGTTTGCGCGTGACGGGTCTAATTACACTGTCCTGAAGGTGTTTGTCCATCGCGTTCGTGATGAGGCTGTCGGGTTGTCGGGGGTCGCGAGTGCATAAGGTTCCGTTTCCTGGCTGGACCGTGTTCGCTACCAAAAACTTGAGCCCTCGGAAGTTGCCGGTTCGGGTGATCGTGCTTCATTCGAGTGGCGGGTCTATGCAGGGCGGGGTGGCGTGGCTTACGAATGAGGCGTCGGGCGTGTCTGCCGATTTCATGGTGTCGAAGGCTGGTGTGATCGTCAAGTTGAATCCTGATATGAAGTCGTTCTATACGTGGCACGCTGGTAAGTCGAAGTTTGGCGGTCGGTCTGATGTCAACGAGATCAGTATAGGCATTGAGCATGAGCATTTCGATGGTGACGAGTGGCCGGGGGCGCAGGTTGAGGCGAGTGGCAAATTATGTGCCTGGCTGGTGGAGGAATTCGGCCTCGACTTGTCTGATGGTTGTATAACGTCGCATCGGGCCATTGCTCTGCCTCGTGGGCGTAAGAGTGATCCGCGAGAGTTTCCCTGGGTGCTGTTTTCTGGTATTGTGAGACGGTGGCTCGACGGTATTTAGTGGGGGGTGCTCTCGTGGCCTTTGATACGTCTATGGGTGCCGCTCTTGGCGGCATGGTCGGGATGGCTGGCGCGCTGGGTTACGGTTTTAAGCTGATGGTTGACGTGGTAGGGCGGCAACTGTCTGTGCAGAATACGGTTATTGAGGGGCTTGAGACTGGAATCAAGGCGAGTCTTGACAAGCATATAGTTGATTGTGACGAGTGCCGGCGCCGTGATACCCGTGAGGCGGCGGCTGCGGTGAAGGCTTCTGCGGAGGCGGCGGCGAACGCTGTTCTTGCTGCCGCGAAGGCGGCGAAAGAGAGTGGGGGGTTGTGATGGACTGGATGGAGATTGCTACTTTCATCGGCGTTGTGATCGTGGTCCTGGTTCTTGTGGTTCGGAGGTAGGGTCATGTCTGAAGTCGTGCGTGATGCTCTGCTGTTTGAGGCGGGGTCTTATCCTGACAAGGGGGTGGTGATTACTGAGAATGATCTCGACGTGATGATCTCTGCGTTCCGGCTTCGTGGTGAGGTGCCTGTGCGTGTGCAGCACGCTGGTAGTCCGTGGGATGGCCGCCTTGGCCGGCTTGTCGACGTGCGGCGTGATGGCAAGCGGCTGTATGGCAAGATATCGTGGCCTCGTGCTGTGTGGGATTTTCTGTGCGCCATGGGTACGAAGTGTCTGTCGCTTGGGTTGAGCCGTGCCGGCGAGATTGCGGAGGTTTCCGTCGTTGATTTCCCGCGCGTCTTGACGGCGCGTGCGTTTGGTAGTAGTATCGCTGATGGTGTGTCGTTCACCAATAGTGTTCGGTTTGTCACTGAAAGGGGTGTGGGTGTGATGGCTGAGTATTCTCCTGAGGTTCAGGCTGCTATCGATGCTGCTCGTGATATGGGCCGCACCGAGGGTGCTGCCGAGGCTCGGACGCAGTTCGACGCGCAACTGACTCCTCTTGCGCAGGAGAACGCTGCTCTCAAGCGCAAGAGTGCGCGCGATGCGGCGTCGGTGAAGTTGGCCGGCTGGGTTGCGGAGGGCAAGTTGCCTCCGGCGTGCGTGAAGTTCGCGGAGGGGATTCTTGTCGACGGGGCCGCCGAGGTCACGTTTGCCGATGGCGGGCACATGCCTGTGATGGAGGCGTTTGTCCAGTTCATGACGAACCTTCCGCGCGTGGTCCCGATGGTCGGCGAGAAGGTCGAGACTGACGAGTTCACTGCCGAGGAGCGCGCGGTGTTCGCGAAGCTCGGGGTTTCCGAGGATGATGTTCGGGCCTCGGAGAAGGGTGAGGTTGCCTAAATGGGTTCGTTCACTGCTTCTACCATTGCGCATGATGCCAAGCGTGCTGCCGGTGATCTCCTGGCGATTCGCATGGGTATCACGAAGATCTTCAAGGGCGACATCGTCGTTCTTAAGACCGATGGATACTGCTACTCGGCGTATGCCACTGGCGCGACTGGTGATCAGTTCGTCGGCGTGGCTGCTGAGACTCTGGATAATCGGTATCTCACCGAGGGGGATTCCGGGTCTGGTGCGGCGAGTGCTGGTGACCGCCAAATTCGTTGTTGGCAGGAGGGCGTTTTCGAGTTCGATTGTGCGTCTGCCACAATTCAGACCGATCTCGGGTTGACGGCGTGGGCTTCGGAGGGTTCCGGGACTGATACTCCGCGGATGATACTTCGCGCTGCGCCCGCTCATCCGTGCATCGTTGGCGTGATCGTTGAGCTTATAGGTACTCAGACTGCCGCGACGAAGTGTCGCGTTCGCATTTCCGCGTGGTCTGCGGTGGCCTCTTAGTCCTGGCTGGATGCCAGAGAAGGGTTAGGGTGTTGTTATGGCGTTTGGTGTTGGTGATCTGCCTGCCGGCCCGCTGACTAAGGGGCTCAAGGCTATCTTCATGAAGGCGTACCGTGACGAGGTCGCTAAGGGGCTGCACAAGCGTATCTGTACGATCGTGCCGTCCGATACTGATTCCGAGGATTATCCGTGGCTCGGCGCTGTGCCGCAGGTTCGCGAGTTCCTCGGTGAGCGGCAGGCGCGTGATCTGTCCAATTTCAATTTCAACATCAAGAACAAAACTTGGGAGAATACTCTCGGGGTCCTTCGTTCCGACATGGAGGATAACAAGCTCGGGATGTTGGAGTTGCGGGTTCGGCAGCTTGCAATCGAGGCCGCGAGGTATCCCGATCAGCTCTGCTGCGAGTTCCTGACCGGCGCCCTCGGGTCTGCTGCTTCTCCGTACCTGTGTTACGACGGGCAGGGCTTTATCGACACTGACCATGTCAGCGGCGATTCCGGTTCGCAGTCGAACAAGCCCACTGGCGCGGCGTTGGCGGTGGCTACGCTCTGGACCGCCATCAACGCTATGCTGATGCTCAAAAATGACGCTGGCGTTCCGATGGGTATTACTCCCGATCTGCTTCTGGTTGAGCCGTGCCTGGCTCAGACCGGGAAGGAGCTTCTTTCGGGTGAGTGGCCGTCAACTACGGGTGGCGCTGCGCAGGCAAAGGTGCTGAAAGACATGAACATCGAGTGCATTGTCTCTCCGTACCTCTACAGTACTGCGACTGTCGCGAACGGGAACTGGTTCCTGCTCTCTACCAGTGGGGTTGTCAAGCCGCTGATCTTCCAGAGCAGGGTTCCGGTTGAGTTCGGGTCGCTGGAGAAGGAGTCGGAGTCCGGCTTCATGCGCGACATGTTCTACTTCGGCACGAGGGCGAGGTATAACGTCGGCGCTGGGGCGTGGTTCTGCATACAGGGTAACGCTGGGGCTGGTTAGTGTCGGCTCTGGGTTGTCGTCCGTTGCCTTGGGCCGGGCTGGGTTTACTCGGTCCGGCCCTTTTTGGATTGTGAGTGGGGGTATTATGGCAGGTAAGAAGGCGTCTGTCGCGAAGTCTGAGAAGATAGTGGTGGTGCGGTCTCTCGCTGGGCAGTATGGTGGTCATTGGCGGTCGGGGCGGTTCTGGTCTAATACTGGCACGGACGTCCCTGAGTCGGAGGTCACTCAAGCTATGCGCGAGGATTCGCGAATTACGATTACGGAGGTCGTTGTCGAGGAGTCCTCCGAGGAAGGCGGTGTGCAATGATGGGGCGTGGTGAGGTTTTGTGGCAGGGCGGCTGCGGTTTTCCTGCTGCGACTGGCGCCGATGGTGCTATGCGCACAATCGACGTGCCGGCGCTGGGCGTCGGCTCGGAGGAGAGGTTGCTCCTGTCGATGCGGAACGGTTCGGCGTTGGAGGATTTGGCGGTCGTGGTCGGGCATGTGCATAAGTTCAGGCCGTTTCCTCGGCGTAGCCATGTGCGCAGAGAGAATACGTGCCAGAATAGCGCGAACACGGTGACTACGGTGCTGCCGCATTGCTTGGCTCCTGGTGATCGTATCGCGTTCGAGGGCGATGGCGGTGGGGTCACGGCGAACGTCTATTACTACGTTATTGACTCTGCGCGACTCACTGATTTCGTGTTCCAGTTCTCGGCTACTCCGGGCGGGGCCGCGTTCAATGTTGATTCTGATTCTGAGACAAACGCGTTCGACTTTGTTCCGTCTCCGGAGCTCCTGCTGCCGTCGGCTGCTGGTGTCGTTGCTACTGATGTGTACGAGACCGCGACTCCTCACGGGTTGACGGTTGGTGATACCGTGATGCTCTCGACGTCTGCGACTGTCGACTGCCTGACGGTGTTCACGACGTATTACGTGATCGCCACTCCCACTACGCTGAGCTTTCAGTTGTCGGCTACTCGTGGCGGTTCGACGGTCAACGTCGGCGCCACTACTGCCGTCATTCTAAAGCTGTCTGATGAGTTCGTCGCTGTGACGTCGTTCACGCTGGCGAAGTGGGCGGCTGGCACGTATCTGGTGAACGTGGCCGGCATGGAGGGCAAGGTTGTCCAGGGCTGGCCGCTCGGCGCGTCTGGTGGCAGGATTACGGTGTCGCCTGGTGATCAGACGTATGATGCGTTCTGGGTGTCTGCGGAGGTCCGGCGTGCCTGAGTGCCGGCGGTGTGGCGACTGCTGCCGCGAGTTGATGTTTCCGCTGGTTGACGGTGACGAGGTTCGCGAGTTTCTGAGCGCGCGCGGTGTGCGGTGGGATATAGACGAGGGATATTTGCGGGTGTGGGTTCCGCATGTGTGTCCTCATCTGGTCGGCAACGATTGCGACTTTGGGCCGTCGGAGAAACCGATCGCGTGTAAGGATTTCTACTGCGAGGAAGTGTGCCGTGATACCTGAGCTTGTTCCATCGGTAGTTCCTTCTTCTGCTCCTTGCTCTGAGCCGCAGGGTCGTCAGACCTTGCGGCTCCTTTCCACTGATCCGGAGGCGCCGATAACGCAGGCGTCGTGCTACATCAGGGTGGGCGGTATCGACCGCCAGCCGTCTTCTGCCGGCGCCGGCTATGCCGAGTGGGATTCTGTTACTGGTGGCGCGACTGGTGGTGGGTCGTGGTCTGGTGCGATTCCCTATGGGACCTTTACCTGCGGGTTCTATGACGATGACAACGGGCTCGGGTGGGTGGGGTCCGTGCGCGTGCTTGGCAGTGATCTCGTTCCTGGAGTGGTTGAGCTGACATGATACCTGCAAGTGTTCCGGCGGTCATTCCGGCTGCGGTTCCTGACGTGTATCCCGAGGGGCCGTCGTCCTCTGGTGTTACGTCACCTGTGTCTGTCTGGGGGTCGCTTGGCGGCGGTTCGACTTCCGGCCTGTTTCCGTGGAGTGATCCCGATTCGGCTGAGTTGGAAGCTGATGAGAGTAAAGCCACTGTCTTCCCGTCTGCTAATCCTGCTGATGGGTCTGTCCTCCAAATGACGTTTGATCTGTCGTCTATTCCTGCTGGTTCCACTGTCACGGGTATCGGGGTGTCGCTGCTGGCCGGCGGCGATATGCCCATGTCGGTTGTCGAGTTGAGGGTCGGGTCCGGTGGCGGTCCGGCGTGGTCTGATTCCAAGTGCAGCCTTGGTGATCCTCACGATATTGGCGGGGACTGCGTTGCGCATGACTTTGGTGGGGTTGGTGATACTTGGGGTTTGGATGCCGGCGAGTTGGCTGATCTTCTGACTGCGGCCTATGTGAAGTTCGACGTGTGCGATTTGGCTACGATGAATAACTTCGCGATGTGTGATGCTATTCAGTTGACGATCTATTTCTCCTGATCTCGGGGAGGTGTTGCTGATGGCGCGTAAGAAGCGGAAGTGTCGGTGAGAGGAGGCCCCCATTGCGGGGGCCTTTCTCATATGTCACAGGTGATGGGGCTTGCCGGCTGGAGGAGGATGACTCCGTGCCGGGCTCTGGTGAGACCTACATAGAATACGCGTCGGATCGCTGCGCGTCCGGCTCCTGTCCATTCCACCATTCCCTGCTGCGACAAGTCCGGCGCCATGATTACGACGTCTGCCTCGGCTCCCTTTACTGAGTGGATGGTTCCGATGATTACCTGCGGCTTGTTGGTGGTGGTGTCGAGCGCCCATGGCGAGAGGTTCTGCGCTATCCTGAGAGGGTAGGCCGCCTTGGCCTGGGTCTCGTGGTTGAGTAGGTGCTCGTTCCACCAGTCAAGGTCGTTGGTCATGAGGGCGTTCACGGCTTCGGGCGTGAAGTATTCAAAGAGGGTGTCGAGGTTGACGGTCGGGATATTCTCGACCTTGCCTTTCATTCCTCTGACGAATACTCCGTCGGCTTTCAACACTGATGCGAACGCTGCGACTTCTGCGGGTGTCCACCATTTCCGGTCGTGCATCTCGGGGCCGAAGATCGCCATTACGCGCTCGGCCATTGTGGTCCCTTTCTGTAGTTTCAGGGGGTTCCAGTCCGCGCGGATGAGGCGGTAGGGGTTATGGAATGGCACGCCGGCGTCGGTCAGGGCCTTCTTGATCGGGTCAAGCATATACGAGCAGGATGTGATTACCATCACCGAGGAGTATGTCTGAAGCTGCTTTGTGACTTCCGCGAGGATCCGTTGGCCGTCTTTGTAGGTGGCGGCCGATCTGTGCACAAACCCGGGCTCGGGGCGTGGCGCGTATGTCTTGGTGACGCGGTCGCGTACTCGAGATATCCACTCGGAGGCTTTCTCCCAAACGGCGTGCGGCACGCGGTAGCTCTGGCTCAGGACGTGGTCGTGTTCTCCGGGCTGTCCGATGGCAAACGCTTCCGGCGTGGCGCCGGCAAACTGGTAGATACACTGATCGTCGTCTCCTACCATCACCAGTCTCTCGCAGGTCTGCGCCCATTTCTTGAGTACGGCAAACTGGAGGGCGGTGCAGTCCTGGGCTTCGTCTGTGAATATGACGCGCGGGCAGGAGGGGGCTTCCGTGGTCTGGGCGAGGGCTATGTCGAGCATGTCGGTGAAGTCGATGCATCCGGCTCCGATCTTCCATGAAGTCCAGAGGTCGTGGAACGTCTGCACGTTGGCCGGCCATTGCTCGGGCGGTATCATGCGGTTGCGCAGGAGGGTGGCGTGTGCAAGGAGTGCGTCTCCGAGTAGGGCGTGTTCTCCGTACTCGAGGCCTGCGTTGATGTCCCTGCATCCGGGCATGCTCATCCGGTAGGCCGGCGCGTGCTCGTTCCACTCTTTCAGGAGGCTGGACTTCGTTTCTGCTATGGGCGGTCGGTTGATGGCGGCATAACAGAACTTGTGCAGGGTTCCTATGTTGTCCTCGGGAATCTCTCCGGCGCGCTCGGCTACTTCAGCCGCGGCGGCGGTCGTGTAGCTGGTGACGATGACGCTGCCGGCGCCGTACTTCGCGGCGGCCTTGCTGACAAGGTTGGTTAGGAAAGTCGTCTTGCCGGTGCCTGGGGGTCCGTATATGCGGTTCTCAATCATTGGTCTATGTCTCCTTAGTGTGCGCGTCCGTCGGGTTCGACCGTCAGGCGATACCCGTCAATGATGATCGCGTCCGGCCCGTCCGGTTGGCCGTGGGCCGTGTCTATCGAGCCGCCTTGGTAGTACCAAACCTGACGGGTGTGCGGCAGGATGCTTCCGGCTGCTACTCGTCCGGCTTGGAAGTGGGCCTTGTAGTGCAGGGTGATTCCCGCTGGCTCGGCTTCGTGGTCTCCTGGGCCAAATGAGGCGCCGGCGTAGATCGTGAAGCACAGGGCAAGGGCGCGCATTACCATCGGCTCTCGTCCCTGATCGCGGCGATAAGTTGGCGTCCGATGAATTCGGTGTAGGCCGGCGGGATTGCCTGCGTAAGTTCCTGTTTGCTCATCCAATGGATGCCGATTGCGTCGCGCCATGCCGCGCGGCGGAGGTGGTATGTGTCGATTTCGCCGCATAGGTCAAGCTGACTTCACTCATCGCTGCCCCCTTCTCCAATAGCCTAAGCAGTATCCGATCTGGTATGCCACAAAAGATACGAATAGAATGGTCCAGTTCATTGTGTGTGTCTCCTGTTCTGAGCGTGGAATCGCTCTAGGATTCGATTCTGAGAATGGGGCGCGTGATCATACCCGCGCGCCCCTAGAAGTGGCGCCTTGCCTTACCTGTGGCCGGCGGCGCTGGCTATCGTCGCGCGGCCAGCTTGTAAAGCCGGAGGGCGGTCTCGACTAACCAGTTCGCGGCCTGGTCTGATAGTTGCGGCCATAGTCTGATCAGGGCTTTCCGGGCGTACTTGGCCTTGTCGACGTTCGATAGGTTCGCGCATTTGGCGTAGGATGCTACTATGTCGAGCGCCTTCGCTATCATCTCGGGCGTGATGTGGAGCTTCAAAACCAGTCGGGCGAAAAATGCAATCAGTCTGTTCATGCGTGGCTCCTTTCTATCTGGCTGTCCAGATATGCTGTGGTATCCTCCAAGCTGCTCGACGCGGCTTGTCTGGAGCGAGTTCGACGGTGACGGGGGCGGCGTCGATCGCGCGCAGGGCAAGGGCAAGCCGGCGCGAGTCGGTACGCTCTCCGAGTGCCGAGGTCAACCATGCGCGCAGGGCGGTGCCGGTGATGTGAACGTGTCCCTCTGATATGAACGGCTCTCCGGCGGCGAGTCCGTCGGCTGCGGTCGTGTGTATTTGCGCTGATTCGAGGTAGGCTTGTATCCATGAAAGCGTCTGCCCGTTGTCGGTGGCTTCCGGTCCTGCTGACTCGTGAACGGTGGTGTTTAGCATCGCTTGGGCGGCCTTGTCCCATGCTGCCGGTTTCATCGCTGGCGGCAGGATGCCTGTTCCGGCGGCTATGGCGTTCCTGAACTTGCGTTGGTCGGTGATTGTGTCGATGGTTCCGGCGGCTATGCGTGTGCCGTCGGGCGTGATGATTACGTAGGCCGGCGGTGTCGAGTCGTATCGTATGATGTGGTCAATGATCGGCGCCGGCTGGGGCGCTGCCTGTGCGGCTGTCTGCGCCGCGGTCGCGGCGGTGGCTATTTCCTGGCTTACCTTGTCGATCGTGAGTCGGAGGGCGTGGGGCTTGGGCGGGTTCGCGTGGTGCGCGCGGCAGTACTGGAGAAGTTGCATCGTTAGGGCGTGTGTCCATCCGGCGCGCAGGGCTATGGCGGCAAGTGACATGTCGTAGCTGGAGGGGCTCTGGTCCATGAGGTCCGGCCTGTTGTGCAGGAAGCTGGCCTTGGCGCGCGGGTCGGCTGCGCACAGGGCTTCCCACATGTCTGCGAATGTCGGCGCGTCGGGGTCCGTGGCTTCCGGCTCTGGCTCTGGCTTGGCCTTGGGTTCCGGCTTGGGGGGCGGCTGCGGGGCGCGTGATGCCCACTGCTGGAATAGTGCCAGCGGGTATCTGGCGTCGGGGTTGGCCGTGATTATCGTTACGGGCCTCGGCGCGTCCTGTAGCTTGCGGTTGATGGTTCCGGGCAGGCGAAGTACGCGCGAGAGGTCGTGAACTGAGTCTGCGTCAAAGCCGTGTTTTGCACAGGTGGCGCGCCAATGTTGCGCGACTCCCATTAGCGTGGCCTGCGTGTCCTCTCTGGCGCCGTTGCGCAGGTTGAGCCATTCGTCAAGTAGGAAGTAAAGGTGGAGGCCGTGGCCTGAGTCTACGACAAACGAGGGCGGCGTGTGGAAGGCGTCGTCGGCAAGTTGCAGGGCGTCTGCGTGCGTGGCCGGCAGGTGGTTCTTCTGGTGCGCTGCGCCGGCTATATCTATGTCAATCCACACGGCCCCTATACCGGTGACGTCTGATGACTTTCCCCTGGCTCTGCGTCCGAAGTGGCGCGCGGCGTCTGCGTCGCGGGTTCCTACTCCGAAGTATGCGTCTGAGTTCGGCTCAAGGATGATGTCGACGTCGGTGCTGGGTATCCATGTCGAGTGCTTGGAGGGCAGGGTCCAGATAAGTATCGCGTCCTCCGGCGCCTTTGGCGCGAACATAGCGCGGAGGAGGGGGTCTGTGCCTGGGTGGACGGTGATCATTGGCCTGAACTCCTGTGAAGTTGCGGCCCCGCGGCTGCGGGGCCTGTGAGTGCGATTATACTACGGGCCGGTGTGGTGTCAAGCCTGCGGTCCGTTGGCGTCCTCGTCCTCGTCAAATACGGTTGCGTCGCCTTCGGTTGGCGGGTGTGGCGTGGCTTCGATCGGCGCCCGCGCGGCTGCTACTGAGCGGCGAAGTACTTCCCGATAATCGCGGATGGCTTGCCGGTTCTCTTTCGGAATGAGGTCTGCCATTGCGAACGTGAGTTTTGAGTAGGTGATGCCGGCGTCGTTCTTGTCCTGTGCAAGCCCTATCGTGGTGACTGCGGCGTAGTACGGGATTCCCTTGCGCGCAAGGAGGGTGAGATATGCGGTGAGGGGCTTCAGGCTCATGCGCGGGACTGAGATAACGATTGGCAGGTAGTCTCCCTCCTGGAGGAGGAATAGGGGCCGGAGGTTGCGGCATCGTTTGCCTTTGCCGTCGGGGCCGCTTCCCCACTGCTGAAACGGGCAGGTCGCGCAGGTCTGATCTGACGGGCTTCCGGTCTGGAACCGGTCTCCGTTGCCTGTGATGGCGTCGGCGCTGAAGCATACCGGCGGGTCGTTCGGGGCTTCATCGAAGCTGGCCGCCCACATGGCGTTCTGCGGCTGTGCAAGCACGATTATGCCTGAGAGGTTGGTCTGCGGCTCGGGACCGCGTTCGGTCGTGACGGTGAACGCGAGTCCTCCGGCGGTCGGGACTGTGACTCGGTCCAGTGCTGAGAGTTGCGCGCCTTCGGGTCCGAGGTTCTCGCTGATGATCTGGATTGCTTCCTCGGCTGTTCCGGGTGATACGATGGGGTACTTGTCTGCGGTCTGTTCCGGTGTCGCGAGTGCGGTGGTCTTTGTCATTGTGTTCTCCTTTGTCGTAGTCGTTCGCTGACTGCTTCGATGACGTCGGCCTTGGTGGCGAGGGCGTCCATGATCGTTTCGTCTATGGTCCCTGTGGCCACTACGTTGATGTAGGTTACTGTGCGTGTTTGGCCGGGGCGGTGCAGGCGCTTCCGGCTCTGCTGGTAGTCCTTGAGGCTGTGGCATAGTGAACAGTAGATGGCGTAGCGCGCGGCGGTGAGGTCTATTCCTTCGCTGCCGGCGTTGATCTGCACAATCAGGGCGCTGCCTGGGTCGTGCTTCCATGCGTCTGATGTGTCGCGGCCGCCGATGATGTGGTACACGGCTCGGTGTTGTTTGATGCGGTGCGTGAGTTCGTTGATCTCCGGCCTGAAGCGGGCGAAGATTACGACGTTGTCGGTGTCGGGGATGTCGGCCATGGTGTCTACGATGGCGTCGAACTTCGCGGTGTGCAGGAGGGCTGGGGCTGGCGCGCCGTCAAGCTGTATGTGTCCTCCGGCTATCTGCTGAAGTCTGAGTTGCTTTACGAGGATGTTCTCTGCGGTGATGGCGCCCTCGGGGGTGTCGGCTATCATCTCGGTTTCGAGCTCGGCGTAGGTGGCGGCGGCTGCGGGTGGCAGGGTTACGGGCAGGGTGGTGTCGAGCGGTTCGGGGATACTGATCGCGAGGTCGTCCTCTGTGATGTGGTAGCATAGTCGATTCATTCGCGCGTGGAAGTCGTCCTGGTTCCAATCGTCAAGCAGTTTCGGGAATGGCGTTACCATCCATCGTCCGTACTGTGCCTTGAATGCGGCGTGCGTTCTGGGGAATAGGTGGGGCCATATTGCTCGTGCCTGGCCATAGATGTCGAGCCATGCGCCAATCTTGCGGTTGCCGGCGCGCTGGCCTGTGCTGAGTGGGGTGCCTGACAGTCCTATTATCTTGTGGGCGGTGCTGCACAGTCGGGCGGCGCGTCTGCTCTGTACTCCTCCGGCTGCCTTTATCCGGTGGCATTCGTCAAGGATTACGCGGCTCCATGGGATGGCGGCGAGGGTCTTTGTCATGAGGTCTGAGGCGAGTGTCTCGTAGTTCAGGATGGTGATGGTGTGCGGGCGGGCTGGTGGGGCGGAGGCTGTGGCGGCCCGTGCTGCTATGGTTCCGGTGTCGAGGGCCCTGACGTAGGGTGCGGGTTGCGCTGTCCAGTAGCGCGCGATTTGGTCGCGCCAAACTGGGATGACGCGCAGGGGGCACAGGATGAGCGTGTTGCCGGCGAGCATGTTCTGAATGTAGTCGACTGCTATGCGCGTCTTTCCTCCGCCCATTGGTATCCACAGGAGGGTTCCGCGCTGGTTGTGGATGCGGCGAAGTGCGGCCATCTGATGCGGCCATGGTTTCGGGTCGGCTGTTATCACTTCTGCGGTCCTCTGACTTTCAAGTCCACTCCGTGCTGCTGGTAGGAGGCGTTGGGCATGAGCGCGAGTAGTGCTTCGGCTATGCTGCGGTCGCAGGGGAATCGCCAGAGCTTGGAGTGCTTGTCCCACTTAGCGCCGCGCATGTTGCGGAGGGCGTCAACGGTCTTGGCGTCGTAGGGGCAGGTCATGGTGATGTCTGATCTTCCGTCTGAGTATCGGGTGGCGGTGATGATTGGGAACATGGTCTGACTCTCTTTCGTTGATGTCACGGGGCCGTCGGAGGGATACTCGGGCGGCCCCGTCTGCCATTGCCGGTACTTAACCTGAGGAGGTTCCGGCAAGCTCGGCAAGCGTGCGGCGTACCGCGGCGGCTGCGGCGGTGTCAACAACGGTCTGTATGCTGTGCTTGAGTGCCTGGAGCTCAAGTGCTAGTTCGTCGGCTGGGTGCGCTACGGCGTACGCGACTTCGTTTCGCAGGTAGGTGGCTTCCGCGCGCTTGCGGTCGGCAAGGATGCGCTGCGCGGCGGCTTTCCTCTTGAGCGCTTCGATGGTCTCGGCGCGCTTCTGGCTTTCGTCGTCGTTGGTCTGGCGGATCGCGAGTTCGGCGGCGCGCTTCTCGGCGTTGGAGAATGCGGGCTTGCCGGTCTCGGGGTCAACGGCGTTGTTGATGTCCTGAGACTGGGCGGCGTCCCACTGGTCCTGAGCGGCCTGGAGGTCCTGCGCCTCGTATCCGTAGTTCAGGGCGGCGGCGTCGTTGTCGATGGCGTCGTTCGTTGCGGTTCGCAGGGCTTCGTTGGTGAGTTGGAATTGCTCGGTGGTCATGGGTCTGTCCTTTCTGTGACTATGATGCGTGTCTGCCGGCTTATTCCGGCGTGTACCATCCATAGGTCTATGGTGTGCCTGGATACCTTGAATTCGCGTGCGAGGTCGCAAACCGAGCGTCCCGCGCGCAGGTTCTTATGGAGGTATCGCGCGAGGGTCGTGTTGTGCCGTAGGAATGTGTTCCTTTCGGCTGCTTCCTCTTTCGAGTTTCTTCGTGGCTTCATCGGGTGTCGGCTCCTTTCTGGACAAAGGATAGCACGGGGGCTTGTCAGGTGTCAAGCATTATTTTGAGTGCTTCGGGGATGGTGGTCGCGACTCCGGCGCGTCCTCCGGCTTCGCGTATGGAGTCGAGGAATCTGGCCTGGATGGCGGTTGGGTGTTCTCCGGGGCGCTTTACTTCGATGGCGACGAAGTATCCTTGGTAGCACGCGAGGAGGTCGGCGACTCCGGATTCTCCGTATATGCTGCCGTGGTACTTTATGGTTCTGGCGCCCTTCGCGTGGAGGGCGGCGGCTATTGCGGTTCTGAGTCTGGATTCCGGTTGGGTCATCGTCCTGGCCTTCTGTGACGCAGGGCGCGCGGGGTGGTCCTCGGCTGCGGGTCAAGGGCGGCGGCTATGCATCTGCACAGGTGGCGCGCAAGTACGATGCCGGTGTAGATCACTGCGGCTATGGTGTAAACGTCGGTCGCGGCTCGTATGATGTTGTCGACGGTCATGGTGTCTCCTTCTGTAGTGCGTCGTAGGTGGCGCGTCGTATGATGTCGGTCAGGGTGTCTCCGGTGGCGGCGGCTCGGTCGCGCAGGGCGGCGGCAAGGGTTCGCGGCAGGCGCACGCGTACCGGCACGGTCATTGTGTCGTCGGCGTGTGCAAGCATGGCGGTGGAGATTGGCAGGCGGTGTTGCCGGGCTATGGATAAGAGGGCGTTGCGGAAGGCGCGTGGCCTTCGGGGCAGGGCGGTGGCTCTGCACAGGGCGCGCAGGTAGGTTGTCGCGCGCGCTGGGTCGGCGCCCTGGAGGAAGGCGTCTGTTGTCGCGCGGTAGGGCAGGAATCGGGGCGGGGTCGCTGAATACGGGGTGTCGGCTATGTGGTCCATGATGACTGCGGCGAGGTCCTTGGCGTATGTCCAGTTGTCGGTAAACGCACATATTTGGGGCTCAAGGGCGGCGAGGATCGCGCGCGGCCCTGAGCCGGGTGGGCTCAGGGCGCGCATCGTTGGGAACGTGTCGTAAAGGTGCTGGGTGGTGAGTCTCATATTTCTCCTAGTCTGCGGTTGAGTAGTTCCGCGAGGTTGGCGGCTGAGCGGAGGGTTAGGTAAAGTGCTTCGGCTGTGTCGGCCAGCGCCTCGGCTGTTGTTTTGCCGATGGTGGTGGCCTTGGCGTCGGGGTCAATGTCGGCGTTGCGGAAGTCGCGGGCGGCGTCGCGCAGGGCTTCGGCGTGCGGCCATGTGGCGTCGTCAAGTAGTTCTTGGGTGCGGGCGGCGGCGGCTGTGAGTCTGTCGACTAAGTCCATCGCGCGCTGGTGGGGCGTCGGGTTGTTCATTTCTTCTCCTTGGATGTGAGAAGGTCATAGATACCGGTCTTTGCTCTTTCGAGGTCGTCAATGGCGGTCTGGAGTAGGGCGATTGCCTGTAGTCCCTGGTCGTCGAATGAGGCGGGGATGATGCCTTCGCGGAGCTCCATTACTATGAAGTCGCGGAGGGTGTCGCCGCTGTCCATCTGGTTGATGGCGTCTTGCGTCGGGAGGGTTACGAGGTCGATGTCGTCGCGGTCGTACGCGGCAAGGGCGTACTTGAGGAGGGCGTTTGCTGACGTCGGGTTGCGTCGCAGGGTCTGTACTTGGGTGCGCATTGTTTATCGTCCTTTCTGTCTAGTGTAGGGCGCGCTGGTCGCGGTGGCCTACTGAGTGCATACTGATATTATAGTGCTCGGGCTTGGCAGGTGTCAAGCGAAGAGTCGGAAGGCGAGGTAGGCAAGGGCGGCGGTTGCGGCCGTCCAGAGGGCAAGGTCTAAAGGTGTCCAGTGCTGCCGGGGCTTCGGCGCCGTTCTGGCGCGTCTGAAGCGGGGGTATCGGCTGCAGGGGGCGGTGTACGCGCGCGGTATTTCGAGCTCCTCGCCTATGGGCGGGAGGGCGGCGTTCTGCCATTGGCGGTAGTCTTGGCGGCGCGCGAATGTGCGCTGCTTGGCGTAGTCGTCGGGGTGGTGGGTTACGCGTACAAGGATGGAGTCGCCGCCCGCGTCTTGGATGACGCGGGCGGCAAAAACTACGTCGCCATAAACGAACATCACCATGTGCACAGTGTGTCCTCGGCTTCGCGGATGGCTACCATCGCGGCGGCGCTGGGGGTGTACCCGTCGGCGTACAGGTCCTCGCACAGTCGGGCGTCTGCGATTTGGTCTGTGCTGATGCCGATTCGGCCTTCGATGCATGATGACATGCTTCGCTTCCATCGGTCGAAGGCTTCGGCGTCGCGGGTCTCGGCTGCGGTTGCTTTTCCTCGGGTGTTCATTGGTCTGTGTTCTCCTTGGGAGGGGCTGCCTCCGTGATGCCGCCGCCTGGGTGGCGGCGGCAGGGCGCAGGCGTCTATTCCCAGTAGCATCCGCCGAGGTTTCCTGTGACGCGGACCATACCGGCGTCGCGGTAGGCGGCGCTGATCGCGCGGCGGGCGGCGTTCTGGCGCTGGCGTGCTTCTTCTTTGCGCTGGCGGTCGCGCAGGTGGCGGGTCTGGCAAGCTTCGGTGCAGAATGGCAGTCCATCAATCTCGTGTACGGTGTCGCCTTCGTAAAGCGGCATACCGCATTGCGTGCAGGTCGTCTCCTCGTCTATGCTTCGTATGGTGTATGTCATGGGTCTGTCCTTTCTGAAGTATCCTGCCGGCTGGGTCTCAGCCGGCAGGATTGCGGTGCCGTTTATCTTTCGAGCAGGCTCGAAAGGTCAAAGAAGAATCGCTGAGGGCGGGTCTGGCAGTCTCGCTTGCTCGTATAGTGCGCGATGTGCTTGGAGGTCATCACGCTGTGCTTTTCCTCCGTCTTGAGGTATCCTGTGCCTGGCACGAAGGCGGCAACTGGCGTGCGGTAACTGAAGAAGATTTCCATTCCATCACTGAAGCGGATAATCGTCTGATTCGGTCCCCAAGGTACTAGTTCCATTGGTCTGTTCCTTTCCTCTGTTCGCAACTAGCGAACAACACCGAGAAGTGATACTGCAAGGTCGTATGCCTTGCAACCTGCCCCGAATGCGAGTGAACCGGCAAGCAGGTAAACCCATGCGCGCAGATGCCAGGGCAGGTCCTCAAACTCGCAACTGATCACGCGCCACATTCTGCACACTCCTGCGA